ATTCGCGGGTAACGACCGTCAACAGTCGCGAGGCGTGAACCTCTTGGCCGAGCATGAACCACTTTGTTGGGGAATAGAAGTCCGGCGCGGCCGGGTCTTGGGCGTTGTAGGCAGAGGGCGTGGTCCAAATTGCCTCAACCGCGACAACCCCGGCGAGACTTCCCTTTTTGATCGTCCTGGGGTCAAGGATAAGCGGGGTTTCCCGATTTGCACCCGCAATGTCCACAAATATCTGCCCCCGGCCAAAGTAAACGTCCATTTCGGCGGCTTCACGCATGATCCCGCGAAGATTGAGGCGCTTGAACTCCGCTTCGATGGCCTTGATTTTGTCGCCGGATTCGTCGCCGTCTGATTGCGTGCTGGCGATTTCAACCCATTCCCGCGTCAGTTCAGTGGAGATCGCCGCCGCAAACGCTCGATACTCCGCCCGTGTAGCCAACTGCGAAAGGTAAGCAAAACCGGGAAAGCCCATGCCAAGGGAGGACGCAGTACCCATGCCATAGGGGGAATAATCCATAGCCATGACCGGGGCAGTACGACCAGCCGGGACAACTCCCGAAGGGATTGCCGGGGCCTGGATCGGATATGAATAGGGCTTGGCCTCATTGGCATCAACCGCGATACGGGCTTTCCCCTTCGCGTCCTTTACGCCTTTGAGATAGGTCGTGATATTCTTGATAGCACCCATTATGCGGCCCTCCCGGTAGCGGCCCGCTGTAGTGCCTCCTGGCTGATCTGGAGGCGGCCAAAGGCCGGATAGAGCCGACGCAGGGCTTGCGTCATCGCGTCCACCTGATCGTCGTGCGCGGCGGCGGGGAAGGAAAGGAGTTCGGCCACAAAGTCCTTGACCCATGGAGCGATGTCCGGGTGAGGCAAGTGGATGTTCCCGGCCTCCCAAAACGAGGTGATGGCGTGGGCGCGGGCCAGCTTCGATCCGTCCGGCTCAATCGGGATGATGCCCGGAACCGAGACCTTGAGCACGTCGATTACCGCCGGGCCGTTGGCCTTATCCTCGATCAGGATTTCCCGGACTTGCGTCCACTTGTTCTTGAGGTCGCCCACGGCGTGAACGGTTTTGGTGAACGACATGCGGGCGCGGACCTGGTCGAGCAGGAAACTGCGCGCGCCGCTCTTGCCCCACACCTGTCCTACTACGAAGTCGGTGCCGTCCGTATCCTTGAAGGTACAGTCCCAAGAGGCCAGGACGCGGTCAAACTTCGCGGGAAGATCCTTGGGTAGGTAGTATCGGATCGAATCCTGTTTGAAGACGTTGCCGCCCAGGGCGCGGGGTGACTGCTGGTAGAGCGCGGCCCACCAATAATCGGAGAGCAACGCCTTAGTCTCCAAGAGCTTTTCCATGCTGTGAAGTTCCGGCACACAAGGCCCCCGATATTTCAACTCCGGGTCATAGCCCGCTTCGCCCGGGGAGTTTATCGCCGGGAACTTGAGAACATGAAGGCGCGGGTTGCCAGCTATTTCGGTCATAACGCGGCCCGGCAAGTCGTCTTCGGCCCACGACGTAGCCATGATAATCTGGCCCGAACACTCGGAAAGGCGCGTGGTGAAAACCGACTGATACCACGACCAATGACGTTCCTTGACTGTCAGGGACAAAGCCTCTTGCTCGTTCTTCGTCGGGTCGTCGATAATACCGATGTCCACCGGGCGTCCGGTCAATCCCGCGCCAATACCGACGCCGATATAACCGCCAAGCCCACCGGGTGCTGTAAACTCGCTTATCCTGTTGATATCGTATCGTCGGGATTGTTCGGACGGCGGAAAAAGGGCCTGGTGTTCGGGACTCGCCAGGTTTCGGCGAACGTCTTGGGCCATGCAACCGGCCAGCTCGTCGGAATATGACGCGGCCCCGATGCGAAGTTCGGGGAACTTGCCCAAAAGATAGGCAGGGAACTTGCGCGAGACGATCTCCGACTTCCCATGTTGAGGGGGAGCCTGGAATATTAGGATAGGGCGTTTCCCGGCCTGAACATCCGCGACAAATTCATCCAGTGCGTGGCAAACGTGCCTCGCAAACCAGGATTCTCTATATCGCGGATTCGTGTAAAGGATGTATGGCAACAGACCGCACCTAGCCGCACGGTTTGCTAGTTCAACCCACGCTTCATGTTCTGAAATCTTAGTCATCAAACTTGCTCGCGTTGACGATTCTTTCCAACTGCTCACTTGACAATAGTGACGCGGGTGTCTCAATATTCACATTGGTGTTTGAATTTTTGTTTTCGCTCTCGGTTCGCTCAACATATCCCCTTTCCTTGCCTTTGCACTTGAGGAAAAAACATATTGCGCCCAGGTCGCCGTCTTTCACCTTCTTCACAAGCGAATGTTCTGCCATGTCCAAATACGAATCTGACACTTCTTTCTGCACCTTTTGCAATTCTGGATGCCTTAAAATGCGCTCCCGAAGTGACGAATGGGCAATACCGAGCATCTTAGCGGCGTATGATACAAACCCGCCCGATTTAGTTAGGGCTTCGGCACATTCCACGATGGTGGTCCTGCGGGCCATGTCTAAGCATCCTCTTCTATATTTTTATGGGGAGGTTTTGGCGGTTTTGTCGGCCATGGCTATTGCAAACTTTCATTTAAAAAAATTATTCAAAACCCAAAAGAACCCGCCAGAGGACATGGACGCGATAAATATCAATACGGCCTCACGCATCCGGCGAGACAATCTTTCTTCCGCACTGTCGGCGCTGTGCTGGCGCTTTATCTCCGCAATGGCTTCGTCATGTTCCTTGATTTTGCCCTTCGCCGTGCAAAGCTCCATCCCGCGCACCTTGCATCGCTCATCCAAAAGTTCACGAAGGGAATTTATAAGGGCAGTCTGCGCCTTGTTCTGTTCCTCAATACGGGCCAGCGAGAGAGAATTACCCGTCTGGCTCTTGCGAAGTTCATCAACCGCTCCCCAGAGTTCTTTAACTGCCTGGTCCATTACGCATCCGCCACGAAGGGGCCGACAAGTTCAACCACCGACCCGCTCCACCACCTGGGAATATCGGATGGCTGCGCGGCCAGCGTAGGGGGGAAGGATGTAAGTCGATTGATCCCATTCGCTTCCCAGTCCTGGGCTACGAAGTCGCTGCAAAATATCTCGACGTTCGGGTTTTCCTCCTGAACGTGGCCGAGGGTCTGCTCGGCAATCGCATAATAGCCATATTTGACCCGCTTGAGCGCCTTATCCAATGCCCAAGCCGCGAACCCCGCCTGAATTTCCGGGGTGAGTCCGTCCGGGGTGAACAAGAACAACCTGCCGGTGAATCCGGTGAAGTAGTGCGAAAGGTATGTCGGCGTCGGGCCGTGTTCCAAACTCTCGATCAGCGTCACTCGCTCGACTGAAACAAGACTGGATGGGAACCGAACCACGGCCGCCGCATGTGAAACGAAGGCTCCATCGCCCTCAAAAAGACGAATCGCATCCCCGATAAAGTCCTCGGACGCGGTGAGGAGACATGACCCGGTGACGCAAAGCTCACGGCCACCGTCCAAGTAGGGAATTTTTCGTATTTCCATGCTACCACCTTACTCGAAATTGAATCATGCCCACTTCCTGCCTATCCGGCGTCCTGACCAGTAGAACGGCTACGGAGCACCGACTATTTGAGCCGCATCGCCAATCGCCTTCAAACCAAGAGCCGCCCAGGCCGAGTAATTCGCAATGGCCTGAGCGGTAGTAGGGTCCAGGATGGATTGCCCCACGGAAGTTGATGCCAACTGGGCGATGGCGGATGCGGCCCCCTGCAACTGCGTGGTCGCCTCTTCGACGGAGCCGAAGACGGAGAGGGCTTGCTGTTGCTCGGAAATGACGGCTCCGGGGGCGGCGGTCGGTACGTTTTTCTCGGCGCAACCAACGGCCGCAATCACCCCGAAAAGGGCGACGGCCAATATGAACGACTTCATGTGCTTTTTCACTTCGGTTCTCCTTGGGGTGAAAGCGGCGGGGTTTGGTCGGCAATAGGTACGGCGGGAGTCGTCTCCGGGGTCTTGTTCATCCACGGCGGTATGGAGTTCACCGCATCGCTATGACCATCGGCCCCCAAGGCTCCGGCCGCGCCGTAGCAAAGGGACTTGATTGCGAAGTCCAGGTCCGGGGTAATGGTAACGTGGCATGACTGCAAAATTCCGGTCAATACCGGGGGAAGGGCCGTAAAGACCAGGCCAAAAAACACCTTGCTTGTAAAAAAGCCGTTCATCATTGTTCCCACGTCAATTCAAGAGTTCGCTGGTTACGATATGGTCCGGGTTGGTGACGGTCGTGCCGCCTCCCGGGTAGGTGTTCATGTTCCCGATGGATACGACTGCCGGGATATTGTCGAAATGGCTACCCGCTTTCCCCGGCGAGGGGTTCGGAGTCGTCAACTGATTCCCGATGTAGGTGACATTCCTGAATGTTCCGCCGTTCAGGACGAAATGGACGAAGTTGGTTGTCTGGCCTTCCATCGAATTGAAGCCGATAATCATATCGGACGTGACGCCGGTTACCGAACCAAGGATCGCCCATTGATGCCCAAGGAACTTGTTGCCGATGATCTTTCCGCCACCCGAAGACATGAAGTATATTCCCGCAACGGCGGTATCCGATCCGTAGAAAACGCACCCGTCAGATATCGACCAGTCGCCCTGATCCGGGTTGTTCACGTTTTGGATGACAAGCCCGAAGTCGTCGGGGGTGTAGAACTTGCTGGCAATAATGCTCCATCCGCCCCCGGCATTGACCTGGGCGTCGATGTCGAAATTTTGGATAAGGACATTTTGCAGGATGATGTCAGTGGCGTTGTTGAACGTGACGCCGATGCCGGAACCGGGGCCAGAGCCGTTCAAATATACGTTCCGCAAGGAGGAATCGGACTGCGCAAAGGTGATGTTCCCCCAAAGCTGACACAAAGCGGGGCTGGTCCCGTGGATGTCGATGGGGTTATTGGAGACGACATTTCCAACAACCCATTGCCCGGGCGGAATGACGACTTCGCCGGTCAGGCTGTTGTTGACCAAAGATTGCAGGTCGAGATTGGCCGCACCGGCACCGCCGATACTCAAAAAAAAGACAAGGGCGATGGTCGCAAGAATCGAGGTAAGTATTTTCATCCGGCGCATGTTTTTCCCTCTTTCGTCTTTTCCGGGTAAAGAAACGGCTGCAAGAGCCTCTCGACTTCCCTCGCGCCCTTGACGGCGTCGTCGTGGCCCATCCCGGCCTTTACCATACGGCAGTAAATATGCATTGGGTCCAGCGCGAGCTGGTATTGCAATTGGAGGGGTTCAATCACTTGGCCACTCTCCGGTCCGCATCATCTCAGCCAAGACCCTAACCCGCGACGGGGTTTGCTTGGCCCATGCGCTCGCTTCCATGTGCGCGGCCG